ACGACCCTGCATTTGCGGAGACACTAAAGGCCGCAAAGCAGGCTGGCATCACCGCTGTGACCAATGCGCTGTTCGATGGCGCCACGAACCCTGACAAGCCCTCTACCAGCTCTCAGATCTTCTGGCTTAAGAACAGGGCTGGCTGGACAGACCGCCAGGAGGTCGATCATTCAGGCAGTGTTGGGCTCGATGTCCAGTTAGACGCAGCCATCCAGGCATTGAAGGACGCAGGCATAGATCCATCAACGTTATGATCACGGTTATAACTAATAACCGGGCATCAAGCTGCGACAGTGTCTGCCGCAGCGCATGGTGCAGTTGATGCTGCACCAAGATCTCGCGGTTATTAAAAAGATAATGAAATCAATGACTTACATCCCCCTAACCGCCAAGAAATTTGCAGTTCTACAGCGGCGAGCCCTATGAGGTGGCTTCGCAAAATCGGGACTCCGCTTGTGGGGGGCTACGGTGGGTATATTTGGTTACATATAAAGGCGCTTCGCAAATGACAAAAGCGACTCCAAAAAAAACGGCTTCAAAAAAAGAGCCCGTTGTTTTAACAGAAGAGCAGGAAAATAAAGCGGCTGAACTTGCAAAAGCCATCGCTATTGTTAAAGAGCACAAAAGAACACACCGCATCGACCACTTCAAACCGTACCCGTGGCAAAAACGTTTTTATAAAGCTGGAAAAACCAATAAGCAAAGAATGCTTATGGCGGCGAACAGAGTCGGCAAGACTGCGTCGATGGCTGTCGAGGTTGCGTATCACCTTACCGGCGAGTACCCCGATTGGTGGCAAGGCATAAGATTTACCAAGCCTGTATCCATTTGGTGTCTAGGCGTTAGTGGCGAGCAGCTACGCGACGTTGTAGTCAAAGAATTGCTAGGGTCATACCTGGGCGATGGAAAATTTGACGGAAACGGACTTATTACCCAACAAAATGTTTACCAGGTCACTCCCGCAATGGGCACCCCGAGACTGCCTAAAGACGTCGCTATTCGCTACATAACCGGCAACACAAGCATTGTAAGTTTCAAATCTTACTCGCAAGGACAGCATGTTTTAATGGGTTCTAGTATCGACCTAGCTTGGATCGACGAAGAGCCTCAAGACCAATCAATATATCCACAAATATTGACAAGGACCGCGACCGGAAATTCTGGGGAAGGTGGGTACGTGGCGCTCACATTCACGCCAGAGTCTGGTGTGACTGAGTTAGTAAGCCAATATCTAGATAACCGCCAGGTAGGCCAGCACCTTCAGAACGTGACCTGGGATGACGCTCCTCACCTCAATAAAGACACTAAAGAGCAACTACTCGCAGCAATTCCTGAATACCAACGAGACATGCGAAGTAAAGGCATACCGATATTGGGCGAAGGTATGGTGTTTCCTGTCAGCGAGGAGTCTATCAAGTGCGAGCCGTTTGAGGTTCCAAGCCATTATAGGAAACTGTGCGCAATCGATTTTGGTATCACGCACCCCACTACTGTCGTTTGGGCAGCTTACAACGCGGACACGGACGTTATATATTTTTATGACTGCTACAAAAAAGAGGGAGAGATTCCTGCGGTCCACGCGAGCGCGATAAAGTCCAGAGGGAAAACGATTCCGATGGTGTACCCCCACGATGGTGATTCTACTGAGAAAGGCTCAGGCAAGACGCTTGCTGAAATGTACGTGGAAAACGGCGTTTTAATGATTGGCAAGTTTACTAATGTTGACGGATCAAACTACGTTGAGCCTGGGTTAATGGAAATGTTGGAGCGTTTTAGGACAGGAAGACTCAAAGTGTTTAGCAATTTAAGCCCCTGGTTTGAGGAGTTCAGACGCTACCACCGTAAGGCAGGAAAGGTGCATAAGTCCTATGACGATTTGATGGACGCCTCACGCTACTGCGCAATTTCGGTTACACGTTTTGGGCAAAACGAAGCAGAACAAGAGCAACTAACAAACAGAACAGGATACACCTCGAATGAATATGACTATTGACGAAGATGAGTTGATCGCGGTCCTAGAACGCAATATAGATGCGGCGGACACATATGCAAATTCAGAAGTGGGAGAGCAGCGGGACAAGGGACACCGATACTACTATGGAGAGCCAATGGGAAACGAGACCCGTGGTCGCTCTCACCACGTAAGCATGGATGTTTTTGACGCAGTCGAGGCGGTCAAAGCGATGATGCTCTCCACCTTCTCAGCAGACAGTAACGTGTGTAGTTTTGAGGCGCAGAGCCCTGAAGACGCCACCGGAGCTCGCATGGCTACCGCCTGGGTTAACTACAACTTCTACAGACAGAACGACGGATATAAAATTCTATCGGATGTGATCCATGACGCGCTAGTAGCTAAAACAGGAATCGTTAAACGGTATTTTAAAAACGATTACAAGTACGACGAAATGGAATTTAAAGGCATTTCGGAAGATGAGTTCAACGTGATGATGAGCGACCCCACACTAGAGCCCATGGAGCTAGAAGAAGAGGTTGTCGAGGTTGTCGATGAACAATCGGGCATGATTTACAACCAGGTCTCTATATCTGGCACTGCTAGGAAACGAATCAACACAAGCAAAGTATGCGTTGAAACGGTAGAACCTGAAGATTTTTTAATTAACCCCAGAGCTAAGACTGTGCAGGACTCTGATTTTTGTTCACACCGCATGGCGCGAACACGGGGCGAGCTCTTGAGCGAGGGCTACTCTGAGGACGTTGTATCTAAGCTCGACGAAGAGCACATGATGAAGGAAGACGGTAGCCTGGGCCGTGATTCTGTTGACAGCTTTCGCTCAGACCGCTTTGGTATAGACGACTCCCACGATAGAGAGTACGTGACGCTGTACGAAAGCTATATAAAACGTTATGACAGTACAATTAATAGCTGTGTGTACTACAAATGCCTACACAGCCGACACACCATGTTGGATTCTGAGATCGTAAGCGACATGCCGTTTCGCGCTTTTACGCCCTTCCCTCTTCCGCATAGATTTTATGGACTAAGCCTGGCAGACGTACTGGTAGACCTTCAAAAAACAATGTCCTCCTTAAAGCGCGGCGTTGTTGATCATCTAATGCTCACAACCACATCCAGATGGGTGGCTAACCTATCGCTGGTCAAGAATCCACGAGACCTCCTAGATAATCGAGTCGGCGCAGTCATCGATGTTATGAGCCCTAACCCTGAGAGCGTAGTACGGCCTTTGCCTACACCGCAGCTAAACGGAAACGTTTATACAGCAATTGAAAATTTTGAGCAGGAGAAAGAGTCGCGCTCTGGCTCCAGCAGGATGTCTCGGGGGATGGACACAACTGCGGTCAGCAAACAGAACAGCTCCGACCTAATCAATACGTTTATGAACGCTTCCAACCGGCGGATCATGGTGATGTGCCGTAATTTTGCTGAAAACTTTTTGAAGCCATTAATGCACGACTTGTACCGTCTTGGTGTCGAATATGAGAACCAGGAAAAAATGGTACAGCTTGACGGGCGCTTTGTGGCGATAAATCCAGCTTTTCTAGGTGATAGGACTGAAATGACAGTCGCTGTGGCGCTTACACCTGACGAAAAAGCACAGGAAGCACAGGTTTTGTTGAGCCTGGACCAGCAATTCACAATGAACCCACAAGACCCCAACCTGGGCGGCTTGTACGGTCAACAGCAACGACACGCTCTGGTTTCCAAAGCCTTCGAGTTATTAAACATAAAAGAAGGTAGCGCCTACCTGGCAGATCCAAACTCTGAAGAGTTCCAACAAATGCAGCAACAGCAGCAACAGCAGCAAGAGCAAGCGCAACAACGTCAAGAAGAGGTGGAAAAGTTCCAGGCTGGGATGACAGCTCGCCAGGTAGCAGTTCTTGAGGGTCAGCTAGAGCTCGACGTTGTGAAAGAGCAAAACCATATGCTGCTTGAGTTAGAAAAGCAGGAGTTTACGGAAGAAGAGAAAGAAGCTCGTTTAGCGATGGACACTGAGAAGTTTTTACACGACAGGGAAATGCAAGAAGCAGAGCTCGAGTTAGAAAAATCACAGAAAAGGAACGTTTCTATTGGAAACTAAATTATCAAGGTTCGATGCCTTTTTAGAGAACGCCAAAAAAAACAAGGCGCCTAAAAAAAACGTTAAACAGTCACTGAAAGATTTTGAGGCCTACAAAGCGCAGGTAGCTGGGAAAAAGGCCGCAAATAAAACCGCCAAAACGGCGACACAAAAGCAACCTAAAGAACAGGACTTTATAAAATGAGTGATATTGAGCAAGAAGACATCAACGAAATAGGAACAAAAGCGGCGGCAGCGAAACATGCGTTAAGCAGCCCCGTTTTTAACGAAGCATTTTCTATGATGAATCAGGGGATCGTGGAACAAATTATACAGACACCACCTGAAGCGACAGAAGAAAGAGAACGACTGTACTCTATGTACAAGGCGGGACAGTTGTTTGTGCAGCAATTTGCTACACTTATCAACAACTTAGAGTTGCGCCAACAACAGAACGGTGAGTAAAATGTCAGAAATAAAAAACGAATCTGCGGAGCAAACCCAAGAGGCCTCCCAGGGTTTAAGCGAGATCGAAAGAATAACCGCGCTTTTGGAGTCCGATATGGAACAACCAGACGCGCTAATAGAATCCGATCAAGAAGACTCAGTTTATGAGTCTGACAACGTAGAAACCGAGTTTAAGGATCAACTGGATGAAGCCGAGCAAACCGAGGAGGTCGAAGAAGACCCAACCGAAGACGTTAGCGCGGACGAAGAAGAAGAAACCAGCGAGCAAACTATACTAGTTGATGGTGAGACATTCACCGCAAGCGAAATAAAGCTCTCGATGCTTAGGCAAAAGGACTACACACAAAAGACACAATTTGTCAGCGAGCAGAAAAAAGCGTTTGAGGCACAGTCTCAACAAACTGAAGCGACAATGAATGCCTTAATGTCCGCAGCTAACGCAGACCTATCACGTTTTGAAGGCGTGAACTGGGAAGCAGTAGCGGTAGACAACCCGGAACAATATCGCCAGGCCAAAGCGGCCTTTGAGCAGACTAAATCTACCTACGACTACATACGTGCGCAGGCAGACCAATTTCAGGCTCAGGCACAGCAACAGGATGCGGCGCAGCTAAAACAAGACGCGCAAGAATCTCTGACTGTTCTGAAAACAACGATACCAAACTGGTCAAACACTTTGTATCGAGAAATAGGGGAGTACGCTCATAACACATTAGGTGTAAGCAACGAAGAATATAACAAAGTTGCGGACCACAGAATTATAACCGCTTTACATAAGGCCATGCTTTTTGACTCCGCTAAACAGGTAACGGCTAAGAAAAAAATCAAAGCCTCTGCCACTAAAACTTTGTCTGGCAGTAAAGCTGACTCAACGAAGGCCACAAAAACTGAAGGGACACGCAAGGCGCGTGAACGTTTAAGAAAGTCTGGTCGTCTAGAGGATGCCGCCGCTGTCATCTTGAGCAGGATTAAATAACATGCCAACAGTAACAGGTACACAGAAAACATATGACCAAGTGGGAAAAAGGATTGACTTCGAAGACGTCATATACGATATCAGCCCCACCCAGACACCTTTCCTTAGCAGCATAGGTAGTTCTACAGCTACAGCGACGTTGCACCAATGGATGCAAGATTCTCTTGCCGCAGTAGGTGTGAATGCAGCCGTCGAAGGCGCAAATGCTGGCACAGCATCTACAGTCACCCAGGTAGTTAAAACTGCTAATACGCAAATCTTCCAGAAGGTTGTAGCGGTGTCTGGCACAGCAGAAGCGGTAGGCACCTATGGTAGGTCGTCAGATCTCGCGCTGGCAATATCGAAAGCATCGAAGGAATTAAAACGGGACATCGAGCATTCTTTTGTTGGCCTTACACAGGCAGGCAGCGCAGGCACAAGCACTGCGGCAAGAACTTTGACCTCGGCAGCCAACCAAATCTCTTCAACTACAACCAACACCGCAGGCAGCAATCGCGCATTCAGCGAAGCTTTATTGTTAGATGTATTAGAAAAATGCTATAACGAAGGTGGCGAGCCAAATCAAGTGCAGGTAACACCTTCGCACTCGGTAACGGTTGCTGGGTTTGCGGCTTCTTCTGGCAGAAACAGAGATTTCGGCAACGACTCACGAATCACTAATGTTGTAGATATCTATGTAAGTCCATTTGGTGAAGTTTCTGTTTTACCGAATCGTTTTCTGCAAGCGAACACCGCGCTAGTAATTGATACAGAGTACTGGTCACGCGCTGTTCTTCGGCCTGCGCAAACGATCCAACTTGCCAAAGTCGGTGACTCTGATTCCAGACAAATGCTCACAGAACTAACTTTAGTTTGTGAAAGTGATGTGGCATCTGGAAAGATAGACGCTTTAACAGCGTAAAGAACCTCTCGTTCCCCTGAGAGTAGAATGCCCTGGGTAAAACCAGGGCGTTCGCCCATTCAATAAGCGAGGCCTCTATGTCTGATTTAAAAACCCATATAAAACACGATCAGATGGAGGACAAGCTCCACATAGCGCATTCCCAGGACGTCAGCTCGATAATTTCAAGCAACAAAGCAGCTTTTAATGCAACGGAAAAAACGGACAAGTGGGGAGATTGGAACCGAGTGGCAAGCATACCGTCAGTTGTGGTCATGGCGTGGATGAAGGAAGGCATCAACGTGATGGCCCCCACGTATGAGGATCAGAAGAAGATCAAGAAAAAATTAAACTCACCTGAGTATGCCTACCTCCGAACACGCAAAGGCCGCTTATGAGTCTCACCACTTATGACGGATTGAAACTGTCAGTAGCCGACTGGATTAACAGAGAGGACTTGGGTGGTGTTATTCCCGATCTAATTGAGCTTGCTGAGAACCGCATATTTCACGAGCTGCGTGCTCCTATTAACGAGAAGACCGCAGACCTGACCCTGGCCGCGGACGGCTACACCATTATCCCAAGCGACTATCTAGAGGTGAAGGACTTGTTCTGGAACTACACACCTCTAAGCAGGATAAGCCTCACGGAGCTGCACTCCTACATCCCTAGATCTGGTCAGCCACCAGAGTTTTTTGCGCGAGAGCAATCTAAATTTCTTGTGTTCCCAAACCCCACACAGGTCGCGGGCGACACGCTGAGGATGATTTACTACTTTACGCCAGAGCACCTATCTTCAACTGTTACCACAAACTCAATATTCCAAACAGCCCCAGAGCTGTATTTATACGCTACGCTCGTTGAAGCTGCGAATTACCTGGGCAGCGACAGTTCTCGTTGGGAAGGCGCATATCAAAGTGCTATGGGCAGAGCATTGCAGCACGCCAAGACCAGCGAATACGCTGGCGCTACTTCTCTAGTTCAATCAGGATACTAAGACATGGCTTCATTCTTCGAGCACATCGGTAGCGAAGTTGAGAGTGTAGCCGACGCGGCTGCACTGGCATCTAAAATCGCGGCAGAGGCAGCTCAAGTCGCGGCAGAGGCATCCGCAAACGCAGCCGCCTCAAGCGCGTCTGATGCCTCAAATTCTGAGGCTACGGTAACCGCCTCGCAGAACGCAGCCGCCGCATCTGCAACTTCATCTGCAAGCTCCGCTGCGACCAGTACAACAAAGGCCTCAGAGAGCGCGTCATCTTCAGCCACAAGCTCAACAAAAGCCGCTGAAAGCGCGGCTTCCGCCGCTACCGCGACAACTAAAGCTTCAGAGGCATCTGCCTCTGCGGCTACCGCAACAACTAAAGCGGCAGAGGCCACATCTGCACGAGACGATATAACCGGACTGACCGCATCAACCGGCGCGGCGGGTTCATCCGCCAGCTATGATTCAAGCACTGGCGTACTGAGCGTCCCGCGAGGTGATACGGGCGCAACAGGTCCACAGGGCGCTACGGGTGCGCAGGGGCCGCAGGGCAATACCGGCAGCACCGGCAGCACTGGCAGCACTGGTCCACAGGGCGCGACAGGTGCGCAGGGACCACAAGGCACAACGGGCAGCACTGGTCCACAGGGCGCGACAGGACCACAGGGCGCGACAGGTCCGCAAGGAGCCACGGGCGCTGCTGGAGCCGACGGTACACAGTTCGACACTAACGTACTGAAGGTAGACGGCACCAATAATCGCGTAGGCATCAACGACACAACCCCATCCGTTAGCCTCGACGCTGGATCTAACACTGACGCTATTGCGGTGCCGGTTGGCACCACGGCGCAGCGACCCGCCGATGGCGCAGGACGATTCCGATACAACAGCACCACACAAGCATTTGAAGGCTACACCACCGAGTGGGGTTCAATCGCTGGAGGTGGCGGGACTAACACATTCTCCACGGACAGCTTCACAGCGAACGGCTCGACCACGGCGTATGCGCTAAGTCAGGTTGTCTCGTCTGAAGGCTCTTTGTTGGTTTTCATCGACGGTGTTTTTCAAACGCAAGATGCCTATTCCATCGC